CGAGCTGTTGCGCTGGTGTTGTTCTGTCTGTGGCACTGGGCCGCTATCTACGCATGACCCTGGTCCCTACGCCCACAACACCTGTTCCCAGCGATGCGCCATAGCAGCGGCAATCGTGGGGGCGCTGGACAGGCTGAAGATCGCCATCGGCAGCGCCCCTACTCCCTGGACTGTGGACTTCGCTAGACGCGCTGGACTCAGATGACGGGCCATCTCCCACGCTTGAGAAAGTGTATCCTGCCCTCGCCTCTGAACTTAAACGCAGCCCCACTAGCGGCTGATAGCATGGCGACAACATCAAGACGCTGTATCTGTGGACGGCGTGATTGGCACGGTACACGACATCAATGACAATTGAAAGCGCACGGCGGGCCACGCGAGGGGGTAGGGGGGTATGCCGCCTCGTGGCCCCGTCTCATGTTTAGCAATACCTCTTTTACCCGATAGAACACTTAAACTAGCCCCGTTGTAGGGGGTACTTGACAAATCGGCTAAGTTGTGTATACTAATGAGTAGATAGGAGTCGCGGCCTCCTGGGGTCGTGGTTCTTACAGAGGCGGCCCCAAGTCGCGGTGGGGTCGCCTTCCATTATGGGGGTGTGTTGGGCTGATCCTTCCCAGGAAGGACTACACGGGTTCGATTCCCGTCACCCTCACCTGATATTACGACCCGCGCAGGGGCGGTAGGGGTGGAAGCGCGGGCAAGGAGGGCGTATGCCATACAAGATACGCAAGGTCAAGGGCGATGGTTATCGTGTAACGAGTCCTCATGGCACCAAGGCCAAGGGGACTACCAAGGAGAAGGCCAAGGCCCAGGTCAATCTCTTGCGGGCGAAGGAACATAACCCTGGCTGGAAGCCTACGGGCAAGGGAAGGCGGAAGTAGATGACAGTACCAGGGAAGGGGGGTAGGCCGAAAGGGACTCACCGCCCGCCCCGAACCCGTGATTGGGAAAAGGCGAGGGAAGACTTCCTTGAGGGATACAAGAAGTTCGGCACCCTGAAAGGTGCCTGCGCCTTTGTTCGTGTTGACACCAAGACGGTCTACCAATGGGAGCGGGAAGATGAGGCGTTCCGTATTGCCTGGAAGGAGATACGGGACGACATAGCTGACGAACTCTACGGCGGGATGCTGGAGCGGGCGCGGATGGTGGCCGATACAGAACTTCCGACAGCGGAGCGCAAGTTGTCAATGACGATGGGCTTCTTCATCCTGAAGGCCGAGAAGCCGGAGAAGTTCCGAGATAACTACCGCTACCAGCAGTTCCGTATGCTGGAAGCCCAGAACAAGAGCTTGAAAGACCTCAGTGATGACGAACTCAAACGACTCCTCGCCGATATCCCGTCAAGCGCTATTACTGGAACTGGCGACGAGGGACTTGGCGACTTACGGGATGCTGGTTCACGGGAAGGAACCGGCTCCCCATCACAAGATATGGCTCCAGGCGTTGATGGATGACAGCCTGGGGAATACGCTCATTGTAGCGCCCCCCAGACACGCCAAGACGACCTGGCTCATGATCTACTGCCTATGGTGGCTGGGGAAGCACCCTGAAGGGAGCGTGGGCTACATCTCGAACACGGCGACCCAGGCCCAGCGGCAGTCAATGGCGATTCGGGATACCGTCTTGCTTAATAAGATGTTCCAGGCCGTCTTCCCTGGCATAAAGCCCGATGAGAAGCGGAAGTGGGCAGCCGACGAGTGGTTCCTAGAGCGGGAAGACATCCTGCGTAAGGACGCTTCTCTGACCGCCTCCGGCACGCCAGGGCCGGTTCTCGGCTCTGAGTTCAATACCGTTATCTTTGATGACGTGTGCGACCAGGAGAACATGGAGTCTGAGAGACAGCGCCTAACAACGGTGGACTGGCTGGCGACCACGGCTATGTCCAGGCTCAGTCCCAACGGGCGGGCGATCTGCATCATGACCCGCTGGCACCACGCCGACTTCGCCGCCTGGTGCATCGACCACGGCTGGCACGTCATTCAGATGCCCGCCATAGACGAGGAGGGGGAAGCCCTCTGGCCGGAAGAGTGGCCGATTGACCGCCTGCTGGCTAGGCGGCGCGAGTTGGACATGACCCCCTGGAAGTGGGAAGCCATGTACCAGGGGCGGCCTACCCCAGAGGCGGGGGCCATCTTCAAGCGGGAATGGTTCAAGTATTACAACGAGGTGCCGGAGATGGTAAACCGTGTAACCTCATGGGATACCGCCTTCAAAGCCAAGGAACACAGCGCCTATACCGTGGGGATCACTTTCGGGATCGATGCGGTGGGTAACGTCTTCATCCTGAATGTGATGCGGCGGCGCATGGAGTACCCCGAACTCAAGCGCATGATCCTCGTCGTGGGGAACGAGTGGGATACCCCCACTAGCCTCGTTGAGGACTCCGCTTCCGGCCAATCGGCGATTCAGGAGCTAAAGAACATCGCTGGGATCAACATCATTCCTATGACACCGCGACGGGACAAGACGGCGCGGGCTAATGCCTTGGCAGCCATGTTTGAGTCGGGCCGTATGTACCTGCCGTCCCGCGCCTATCAAGCCGAACATGGCATCCACTGGGTCGGTGCCTATGAATCTGAGTTGCTGGAGTGTCCCAGCGGGGCCTACTGGGATCAAGTGGACGCGACCTCACAATTCGCCGACTGGTATAGAGAGCGGGCGCTGGGCCGCCCGCAGCCGATAGAGGTAAGAATCTGTGCCTAACTACTCCGATCCTACCACCAAGAAGCCGGACATACAGTACATCCGCGCCCTCGTCGAGGAGCAGAAGGAATACTACTCCAAACGCGACGAGATCGATAGGAAACTCTGGGAACACTTTGACGACCAGAACCCCATAAGCAACGTCCCCGTCGCTATCGACATCGAGGAGGTACGCAACGGGGTTATCACCGAGGCCGTCAATCACTGCAAGGGCCTATTTCTCATGGAGCGGCCCAAGGTAAGTATCCCGCCGGAGCGTCTGGGGGATAGGGCCGAGGAACGCAGCTCTGCCCTGGAGACCGCATTGAACCTGCTGCCCTGGCGGTTGGAAGATGAGGCGGGAGCGCCGGTATGGGAACCGACGGTGCGGGATGTGCTTCTCTTCGGGCATGGCGGCTTCAAAGACCTCTACGGCCCCCATCACTGGCTCGGCTACCCGCGCCGTGGTGAGGACAGCGAGAAGGCCGAGGACTATGTAAAGCGGACGGATGAGTGGAAGCGGCAGAACCGACTGCCGATGATCTGGCGGAATATCCCCGTGAACGAACTCGCGGGCAAGCACGAGTTCCGCGCCTGCTCCTACCCAGTTAGGGGCGATGACGGCATCGTTGAGTTTGTAACTAACCGCACCGTTACTCTCCGCGATCTGGTAACGCGACGGCCCGACAATGAAGAGGTCAAGGGGCTGGCGGCATCCATAACGGACGGCAAGAAGAAACTGTCAACCGAAGTCGAACTTATCGAGTGGATGAACAAGGACTGGATAGCCTACGTTGTCTACTACGGCGGCATGAGGACGGAGGGCGAACGCTGGCGGCTACTCGAAGTCTTCCCGCACTACCTGGGTGAGCTGCCTATCACCTGGATTGAGGGCGACTCTCCCCATGCCCTATCCGTCGCCTATCCGATGATGGACAAGGCCCAGAAGCTCGACGATATCGTGTCTCAGGTAGCTACGGGGCACCGGATGTATAACTGGCCCACGACCTATACGAAGGTTCGCCCCGAATCAGCCCTGGCGACGGGCAGGCCGCCGGAGATCGATATCAAGGCGGGTGAGAACCTGACGATCTTTACCGATGAGGATGTCGGCTTCATCGAGCATAAGGCCAACAGCCCCGATACGGGCTTGCTCATTACCCTCCTCAAGGGTGCGTTGGACAGGCTCTCGCCGTCGGCGGGCATCATTGAGGGTACGACGGACGCCTCCGGTTATCTCTTCAACAGCCGCTACCACGTTTCTAAGACCATCCTGAACGTCATCTCACAACGGATGCGGGTCGGCTGGGAGAAGTCCATACGACTGAAGATGAAGATAAGTGAGGTCGTGGGAGAACCCATCTACCTCTACCGGCAGAGTGCGGACAAGGCTGAGGAGAAACCAGGCTGGATTGAACTTGACCCCAAGGAGATCAACGGCTACTTCAACATCCAGGGCGGCACGGAACCCATCCTGCCCCAAGACCTGCCCCGTAACGCTCTGGTGGCCCGTCAAGTCACCGAGCCGAATACGAACGGCGCTCGCCTAATGCCCTATGGCTGGGCGCGGGAGAACCTGCTTGCCCAGCCCGACAACGCCAACATCGAGAAGCAGATCGCCCTCGAAGACCTGAAGGGCGATCCCATGTATAAGTCTATTTACCAGGCCCGCGTCTTCGCCGAAGCCGAGGAACAGATGGAAGTGGAGGAGATCGCGGCCCAGTACGCCGCTATCGGCGTGCCGCCGGAGGCCCTGCCGCCCGCCCTACTGCTGGCGCTCCAGAACCGCCGTTCCCGTGGCCTGGGAGGAATGGAAGTGGCCCCAGGCGGCCCGAACGTGGCGGCGGAAATGGCCGCGCAGCAAGTCCCTGGCGGGAACGTCCCTGGTAATACTACACCCAGCACTACTCTTGGACAATCAGGGTTTGAACGCAGACAACCAGCGAGGCCGATGGGATGAGTTTTGATGATGACGTGAGGCTCGTCAAGGAGTCCCTAACAAGGGATATCGAGCGGGGAAGGGCGGCCCTGGGCGATGCCCCGCCTGGGACTAAGAAGGTGCCCAAGAAAGACCTCTTGGCGGAATACCAAGCCCTTCGGGAGAACCCGATGGCCTGGGAACTCAAGATCATGGAGCGTGTCCTACGGCTTCAGCGGCGCGGTTACAAGCGGGCCGACCAGATGGCCGAGTTGCAGATGGCCCAGTACGCCGTGGAGATGGAGAAACTGCTAACTAAGGGTACTGCGACCCTTCCGGCGGCTGATCGTACTGTAAGTATTTCTGATCGTTACAGCCCATGATATTGCTGACAACCAGCACGAGAACGACTATCGCGCCAAAGAAGACGTACACCCAGCTATTGTCATGTTCTTTCATGTTCACACCTCCTGGCGGGGTTACTAATAGTGTAACACGGTTGTCAAGCTCTAAGGAGCAAGAAAATGCCGATACCACCGATTCCGACACCAACTCCTAGCCCAATCGGTACACCGACGCCGAAAGAACAGGAAACGGCGCGCCAGAAGGCCCTAACTTCATCGGTCGGGCCAGGTGTTACCCCGCTGAATGAGGGCTTTGGCCTCTACGGAGATCAGGTAATCCCACTTGGTCAATCGGGTGCGGCGGGCGATGACAATACCGCCCTTGACCCAGTCTGGGAGGCGTTGGCCGAGACCTGGGGCGTTGACCCGCAAGCCCTGTACGGACTCTATCAGCAGACGGGCGATTTGGAGACGGTCATCGCCATGCTGCGCGGCCCGAAAGCTACGGGTGGCCGCTCCTGGCTCTCTGGCGAGTACGAACTTCAACTGCGCCAACAAGAAGCGTTGGAACAGCAAGTAGAGATTCAGCGGCGCACCCAAAAGATGAACGAACTCTCCAACAGCCTTGAACAACAGATTGCGGTAGGCGAGATGGACAGGAAGACCGCCCTAGAACGGTTCCGCGCCCAGGTGGACGCTCTCATGGCAGCGCCTACGGCGATTGCCAACCTCGCGCCGATCTCCGTGCCAGCGGGGACAGAGTACATTCCAGGGTTTGAACCCGAAGGCGTGGCCTCGAATCTGGCGCAGATGGTGGGCGTCCCCTGGGCCGGACAGCGCACAGAGACGGTTTCCGTTAATCCCTATGAGGCATCGCAGTTTGCCCAGACTGCTGCCCTGCCGAGTTCGGGTTCGCTACAGGACGCGATAAAGCAAGCCTGGGAAAGTTTCGGGGTGTGATGGCATGAACCCACTACAGATACTCTATGACGACATGATTAGGCAAGGGATGAACCCAGAACAATGGATGGCGGCATATCAGGCATCGCAGCAACAGCAGCCGACCACGGGTAGCAACATGAACGTCGCCACCGGCTCCACGTTCGCCGACTACATCATGCAGATGCTCCTGGGCATCCTGAGCGGTAAGTTGTCCGCTTCCGAGATGGCGGGCTATCTTCCTGGCGATCTGCTGGGCATGGAAGGGACACTGCCTACCCTAGCACGGCAGCAGTACCAGACGGGCACGATGTTCGATCTGGCGAACCTGATGGGGAACCCGCGAGACGCCGCCCAACTCAGCGCCCTCTCGCAGTT